CCTTCTCATCACATACAGACCACATACAATGTGATGCAGGACACCCCCCAATGCCGATAAATGAAAAGGAAATATAATTCTGAGCCGGGGCTATCCCATGAGAATGTATTCTTTTGGGCAATCAATACACTATACGTTTATCCAATACGGGAGCGATGAAGACCATGTTTGCCTTAACTGTTTACGATAATAGGGGGATTTAGGGGTGAAAAGGGGTTGTGTAGTTAAGTGTGTGGGGAAGAAAGTGGGGAATGGGAAGAGATAGCTCGGTGTTGTATAAGGGTGTTGCTATCAAATGGAATGGGTTGTATAATGAGGGGAAAAGGAGTATGTATGATTGTTTATGTGAAGGGCTATAAAGTGATGATTGGGGATGGTGAGGTGTCGGTTGGGGATAGGGTGTTTTGTGGGGAGACGCAGGAGTGCCTACAGAAGGGGTTGGACTTTATCCTTGATAGTAGACTTCCTATGGTGAAGGGGTATAAGTATCGGGGGTCGATTCATTCATCGTGGGCTAGGATGGTTAAGCATAGGGATGGGTATGTGTGTAAGGAGTGCGGAGCGGGGGATGTGCAAGCCCATCACATTATACCGGTTAGTAGGGGTGGTGGGTATGAGATGGATAATGGTGTTGCGCTTTGTGTATCTTGCCATCTTAAAAAGCATAGGTAGTTATGAGTGTCTTGGAAAGGGCTGTTGTTTTATCGAAGGGTCAGCAGAGGTTTCTCAATGGTGTTTTAGTGCCGAAGGTAGCGGAGCATTTCAGTAGCATTGACCCGATGTTTGGGCAGTTCGATAAGACGGAGTGGAAGCAATACCTATGGAACCGGTTCGCCTGTCCGTGTGGGGATTACTCCATACAGTCCATGGTTGATTGGTGTGATGGCTTGGACATTGACTTATATAATCCTTAGATTCGCACATGGCTAAAAAATATACTCCCGTTGACCTACCTGATGGGTGGGAAGCTGCTATCCTTGCTCTATACGACGAGGGTGCTTCGGACATCGTTATCAAGAAGTGGATATACAAAGCAAGGGGAAGGTTCTCCAACCACATTTGGGAGGCGTGGCTTCGTGATGATCAGACGTTTATTGAAGTAATTGAGACGGGTAGGGTTCTGTCGCAGGCGTGGTGGGAGACGCAGGGTGCGAGATTGGATAACAAAGCATTCAACTCTACGCTATGGAACATCAACATGAAGTCTCGCTTCGGATGGACGGGTGAGCAGAAGGACGTAGCGCCTATTAAGGTTGAGCTGAAGATAGACTTCGTTAAACCTAAGTGAAGATTAACCATTGTTACCGGAAGGACTTCCTGTACAATGGAAGGTACTTGGTTCTGCTCGGTGGGGCAGGGTCGGGTAAATCCTATTTCGTTACACAGAAACTCATTGCCCGTGCGATGGATAACGTCCACCGGTTTCTTGTCCTACGGAAGGTAGAGAGAACGATTAGGGAGTCGGTGTTCAAGCTATTCCAACTCGTCCTTGCTGAAGACAGCCTGCTTGACATCGTGTCTATCAATAAGACGGATAAGACCATCAAGTTCAAGAACGGTTCGGAGATTATCTTTGCCGGATTGGATGACCCCGAAAAGATTAAGTCTATCGCAGGCATTACGGGGATGTTCCTTGAGGAAGCGACGGAGTTTACGGAGGCAGATTTTGACCAACTTGATTTGCGTTTGCGTGGGAAGATGGTTGACTACAAACAAATCGTACTCGCCTTCAACCCTATTGACCACCGCCATTGGATTAAGAGGCGCTTCTTCGACACCACACTAATGAATTGCCAAACGTCAAGAACGACGTACTTGGATAATACCTTCATTGATGATGAGTATCGGGTGAAGATGGAGCAGCTTAAAGAGCAGGACGAGAACCTGTACAACATCTACGCCCTTGGTAATTGGGGTGTTCCCATGAAGGGGCTTATCTACAAAGAGTGGAAGTCGTATGCACGCAAACCTAAAGGAGACATCGTTTATGGATTGGACTTCGGATACAACGCACCCTCCGCATTGGTCAAAGTTACCTTCGACGACGAGCAACTATACGTTGAAGAACTGCTGTACGAGACCAACCTTACGACATACCAACTTATCGAGCGCTTGCAAGAGTACGACTTGGGAGATGATCCCGTTTACTGCGATGCCGCAGCTCCTGATAAGATTGAGGAGTTATACAACTCAGGCATCAATGCCCAACCTGCGGATAAAAACGTCTCGGAAGGCATAGAGAAAGTCAAGAGTATGCCACTTTATATCCATGAACATTCGGAGAGTCTAAAGAAGGAACTACAGACTTATAAATGGGCGCAGGATAAAGGTGGGATTCTACTCGATAAACCCTTAAAATACAATGACCACCTACTTGATGCTATGAGATACGCTGTCTACACCCACACCAAAAACCTTACGGGAGTCGGAATATGGTAAACTTCCTCCGAAAGATGTTCAACCCGTTGTTCACGGCTGTATTTACACAGGGCGAGGGGCAACCGATTACCCCGAAGCAAGACTTCGAGACCATGGTCAAAGATGGGTACTGCTATAACGCAGAATCCTACTCCACCATCAAGAAGGTGTATGAGTCTACTGCGTCCATCCCGTACAAGCTGATTGAAACCCTGCCAGACGGTGAGGTTCGGACGGTGACTAACCACAAGATTATCAAGCTACTGAAGAATCCTAACGACTACCAAACCGAGACGGAGTTCCGTGAGGCGTTCATTGCCTACTACCTAACCACGGGTAACTCATTTATCCAACCACTCAGCATAGATGCGGGTGGTGCGGTATTGGAGTTGCACGTATGGAGACCGGATAAGATTAGGGTTATACAGGGGAATGCGACCCGGCCTGTTGCGGGATATCAGTACCAAGAGAACGGAATCTTGCTGACTGTGGCTTACGATCAGTTCATTCATTGGAGAACATGGAACCCGCTTGAGTGGTGGTACGGTATGTCGCCCATAACCGCAGCTTCTTATCCCATTGACCTTCATTCGGAGTATTCAAAGCACAACTTTAACACCATTAAACGTGGCGCACGTAGCCCTGTATTCCTTGAGTACATCGGGAAACTGCTGAAGAAGGAACAAGTAGAGGCTATTAGGGATACGTTCGACACCAAATATGGCGGTGCGGACAACGCAGGCAAGACCCCTATTGCCCATGGTGGGCTTACGCTGAGGGAATTGCCGTCCATGAGTCCTATTGACATGGATTGGATTGATGGGTTGATGCAACAAAAACGGCAAATCAACACAGTATGGGGCGTTCCATCAGAGCTTCTTAACGATGCAGACGCAAAGAAGTACGGCAACTTCGCTGAATCTCGCCGTGCTTTCTACATGGAGACCTGCATCCCACTTGCCAAGAAAATGTATGGAACTATCACACGGGGTCTTGTACACCCGCACTTTGGTAAACGGTTTGAACTCGTTCCGGACATAGATAAGATTGAAGGAATCCAAGGCGATAGAGCAATCGTTGTCGATAAGGTAGTCGGAGCGATGGAGTCGGGTCTTATTAACCGGGATGAAGGACGAACAGAACTAGGATATTGATACACACCACCATGCCATACTCATACACATCAGTTGACGATAAATACGTTGTCGTAAACGACGACACCAACGAGCGCTTGGACTCCTTTGATAGCAAAGAGGGCGCTATGGACAAAGTTCAGTCTATGAACGATGCCGAAGGCGCTGCTATGTTGGCAGACAAGATGCTAACAATGAAGGCCGGAGACCTTGTGAGCTACAACTCCGAGGAGATGTACGGCTTTGTTGTTGAGGTGATTGATGCGGGTGAACACGAAGGTCTCCTTGCTACCGAAGCAGACCCCGTAATCAAAATTGCACCCGCTACCTACGACGAGGATGCCATGGACTTTGTGGAGAAGACGTTTGAAGACCCAACAAAAGCCCATTGCTATCACTATGCATCCGTCGTCAGCCCGTATAAGCTAGACCTTCCGGAAGATGCGCCTGTATTCGATTGGGAGACGGGCGACATGACCGGTGCAGGCGAGGAGCCAATGGGTGGCGCACCGGGCGAAGGGCTTGGCGAAGTGGATGAGTCTATTGAACCCGACGCAGTTGCGGACGAAGTGGTGGGTGAAGAATCTGTGGATGAAGAAGAAGGCTCAGAAGAAGAAGGCTCAGAAGGCGAGGACGAAGAAGATAGTGAAGATGACGAGTCTTTACAGAAGGACGGGTTGTATGACGACCTGAATCTTTACGAGCTTACCCAAGAGCAACTTGTCCGCATTATCGAAATGATGGGTCATCCTGAAGACGAAATCCGTTCTATGCTCGAAGGCAGGATGAAGAAGGACGCTATGTCTGACAGATTCGCATCCTTCAGCAACTCTGTGAACATGAGCGCATCCGAAATATCCCGTTGGGGTCAGTCGGAGTGTGCAAACCTCGCCTCACGCCCCGAAAATGGTGGGCTTGGAGCGGAAAATGTCCGGCAAAGGGTCATTAAACTACTGCAAACGCCTAAGTCCAAGTGGGGTAAAGGCGAGTATCGGGTCGCAGGACGGGTTATAAACTTCATTTCTCGCATGAGAGGAACCGAACAGGGCGAACCTGCGAAGGACGGATGCCCGTCTAAGCGTGATATCTCCCTCATGAATTGGGGTTTTAACCCAAATAAGAAGGCGTTCCGGACGATGTACGTCAAGATGAAGGGCGTTAGCGAGGAAGAATCTACCGAAGAAGGCGCAGTTTTCAACGGGTACGGAAGCGTATTCGACGTTCGTGATCTTGGTAGGGATATTGTCAAGAAGGGTGCGTTCAAACAGACCCTTATCCACAAGAACGGACGAGTGTTTCTACAGGCCGATCACAAGTATGGCATCGTGGACTTCCTTGGCGTAGCGTATGTATCCGAAGACGACAAGGGCTTGGCGGCTAAGTTGGTAATCAATACCAAGACAAGATTAGGACGTGAGACCGCAGATAACATCCGGTTCTGCTTAGAACACAACCTTCCTATTGGCCTGTCTATTGGCTATGACTCAAAGCAAGATTACTTTGATACCCAAACCAAAAGTCGTATCATCACGGAAGTTCAGCTTTATGAGCTTTCCGTAGTAATCTTCCCCATGAACACGGACTCCCTGATTGAGAGTGCAAAGTACATGGTCGAAAGGCTCGATTCGGAAGCGAAGAAAGCAATAATCAAACACCTCCAAGGCGCTTTGTAGCACTTGTTAAACCTCCAAAACAAGTAAAACATGGAACTCAAAGCAAGCGACATCGCAGCAGTTCGAGACTTCGCCGTCAAGAAAGCCGATGAGCTAAAGAAAGGTCAAGAGTCGATGGCGGCTGAGTACGACCAAAAACTCAATGACATATTGGACAACATTGATGCTGTCAAGCTAGAGCAAAAGAAAGCGCTCCTGCAAGAAGCTATCGGAAAGTCTAGCGACATTTCGATGGAGAGAAAGGCATTCGCTGCATTCCTGCAAAAAGGAAGCGCACACCTTAGCCCCGAAGAAGCTAAGACGTTAGCCACCTTCAATGATGTCTCGGCAGGGTATCTTATTGCCCCGCCACAGTACGTAACTGAGATGAATAAGCTCATTACCGAAATCTCCCCGATACGTTCGCTAGCCCGAACTATCACCCTCACGGGCAAGTCGCTCATCCTTCCTAAGGTTGATTCAAACTTGACCGCATCGTGGACAGCAGAGCTTGCCCTGAAGCCTGAGACCGAGCCTACCTATGGGCAGGACGAAATCAACTACCATGAGGTGTCGGCTTACACCGAAACGTCTCACCGTATGCAAGAGGATTCGTCCTTTGCGATTGAGTCTGTATTGAACGAGCAGTTCGCCGAGCAATTCGCACTTGCTGAGGGAACTGCATTCATGTCGGGTGGTGGGGTATCGAGACCTTTCGGTATCGTCAACTCCCCTGACATTAACACGGCAAAAACCAACACCACAACGACCCTGTCTGTTGATGGATTGATGAACGCCGTGTACTCGCTCAAGTCGGTCTACCGGCGCAATGCAGTATGGTTGGCTAACCGCCTGACCTATCGTGAAATCCGCAAACTCTTGGCATCGACATCAGCTTCCGAGTTGCTGTGGGCACCAAGCCTGCGTGACAGTCAGCCCGACTACCTGTTGGGATATGCAGTCCACGAAGCCCCTGACTTGGTTGCACCGAACGAG